ATGATCTGCGCCAATACGTTCACGAACAACAAGAACAGAATCAATGCAACGACGCAAAGAAGAGATTGCACTCACACGCAGACTCCTATGCTAGCGCCGCGATTCGCTGATCCCGTCATAGGAATATCGAGCATATCGCTAAGCTCTTTAATCCAACGTGTACGCTCTTTAGATAAAATGTTTAGCTCATCAGTGTTCAACACAATATCATCGACTTGCTTCGTAGAGGCTCTGCATAGAGCTTCCTCGCGCTTTTCTTCAAGATCAATGAGACGATTTAAAATGTCGCGTGCTTCTTCCTCGACTGCCACGGGTAGGCCCGTAAGCCGATCAGAAATTATTTTACTGTAGGAAGTGTTTCCGACAATGATAATTCCCGCATTGTATCCAAGCAGCCTAACAATTCTGAATTTTTCTTTGTCGGTAAATGCCACTTAGTTACCTTTCTTTTGTTTACGTTTTCTTTGTCTTTCTTCTTCGGAAATTTCTCGGATAAGTCCCTCGGGTTTTTCGCCCTCGGAATCTTCCTCGTCATCTTCTAATTCTACATCTTTTGACGGCATATTTTTAGCCGCCATATTTTTGTCGTGTCTTGCTTGCAATGCTGCGGGAACAGCGGGAGCGGTAAGAGTAGTTTTCTTGCCCTCGTGTTCGATAACTGTAGGCGCTACGATAAATTCTTTTTTAGGCGCTTCTACAACAGGCTCAACAGCCTTTGTCTCAACAGGTTTTACTTCCTCGGAAGTTGTACCTTTTCTTTTCTCAATTTCTTTTCTTGTTTTTTCTCTGATCGCTCTGCGACTGGACATTAACATAAAATCTTTCCTCCTAAATAGTAGGCCCGTGCAGGGGGGAAGACATTACTCTATTCCTGCACAGGCTCTTAAAAAGATTTTACTCTAAGCGAAGTTCAATAGCTAGAACCGCATTAGTGAGTGCCATAGTGCCACCCTCTGCGTAAGTAGCTACGATATTGTCACCCTCTTCAAACTCTGAAGCGGCTGCTACGACGTTAAGGGCTTTGCCCTCGAAATCTAGCAATCCGTTTTCGTGAGCTGCGCGAGTGTCAATCTCTGCCATGACAGTGCCAGCAAGTCCGTTGACTAGGCTTACTTGAGCATAGTCAGTATCGCTTGCGGCAATGTCCGCGCCGTTCATAATAGAAACACTTTTGATGTATCCGTTACGAGGAGCTTTAAAAGCAGGAACACTCCCTGCTGCTGCGATTGATCCCAATGGTACAAGTACCATAAGGGTATTGTTCAAATTTGAATTTGCCATCTTATTATACCCCTTTCTTACAAGCTAGTTGTAGTTGTGATACGGCAAGTTCTCTTGTCGTCGGCTGATACTTCAGCGTGGAAAGATTTAACGCCATACCATTCGTTAGAAGTTACAACCCACTCACGAGCGAGAATGTCGTAATCTCTTTCGAGTTCCATGTCCTGCTTGGTGCAGATACCGTAGGGATTCATCTTGTGAGCAAATGCGTGGTACGCAGCTTTGCCGTCGATGGTTCCCGCGCTTGGAACAGTGTCAACTACGATCACAGGCTTGTTAAGCAAGCGACCTTTGAAGCCACCGATACCTTGGAAGGGATCGTTTGCATCTGCTTTCATAAATCCCGCAGTTGTATCATTCATACAATCGAGGAATTGGAGAGAGTGCATATAGATTGCCACGGTTTCATCGTGCTTGTCGCCGAAAGCAACAATAAGAGCTTGCAACAAAGTGCTAGCTTTCATTGTGTTTGCAGCAGCAGTAGCCAAGTAACCGCTAGTGTAGTTTCCGCTTGTGTTCATTTCTGTACGCAAGTCTTCGTCTACTTTCTTAGCGTGCTTGATGCCAAGCTGACGCTGAATTTCTGACACAATTTTGTCAGAAGATGCGCCAGACTTTTTGAAAGCTTTTTTCTTAACGCCAACAGCCTTACCAACTTCTTTCACTGTGCAAGAGAAAGAATCGTCCATAAGTTTGTCAACAGAAAGGCTTTCGTCTTCTGCGGGTTCTTCAACGTCTCCAATGAATTTGAAGAATGGAAAAGTTACAGTTTCGCCTTTTCCTGCGTCGGGTTTTAGTGAATCGTCTTTAGCAGCAATAGCTCCAAAAACGAGTTTTTCGTCGAAATATGCGCGAATGTGTTCTTGCCAAACTTTTGGTTCAAAAACGAAATCGCTTGATTGTGTTCCAGCCATAAAAAATTACCCCCTTCGAGTAAGTAATCTTTTCGTTCTAGCTTCCTTTGCCAATCTTCCGAACAAATCGGGATTCTTTTTATAAAGCTCGGTCTGCTCCCCGTTACTCAGTGTCGCAAACTTTTCAGCCGTTAAATCCCCTGTAGGAACTTTCGAGCTGCCGCCATTTGGTGCGGGCTTGTTGTTTGATCCTGCTCCCGATTTTGTCGGTGCGGGGCTGCCAAACTTTTCTTTAACCTCTGCGGCTAAAGCTGACACTGCGTCGTCATCAAGTTCTTCGTCTTCGCCTAAAGCTTTCGCTTTCTTCTCAACGAGGAAATTAAAGTATTCTAAACCGTCTTTTGGAATCCCATGTTCCAAAGCTGCCTCAAGGATGCCATTACGAAAAGTAGTTTCATCATTAATTGCAGTTAAGCCCTTGATCGTCTCTTGTGGGTCGTCCTCTTCAGGCTTCGCCAGTCCAAGATCAACAAGAACCTTTTTTACTTTGCCGAATTTCTCGCCGCTATCTCTAGCTTTTTGGCGATACTTTGCAGCTTCATCTCGAAGCTTTTTGATGTGCTTCTGCGCTGCGGGAGGTAGAGCATCAAGCTTCAATTCCCCGTCAGGCTCCCCGCCATCGTCTCCTTCGCCTTCCGGCGCTGGGTCTTCGTTTCCTTCAGGCTCTCCGTCAGGGTTTCCAGAACCACCGCCGCCTTCGCCGTCTTTGTTTTCGTCTCTTAATTCATAGAATTTTAGCCACCAGAGCATAAAATCCCCCTTTCACGAGTACCGGACTCGTATAATTTGAGTGTAAAGCCTATTTTTTGGAAAAACTAGGGCGCTCCCCAACTTTTTCGATATGGAATCAAAATTGCTCGGTCATTGGGCCTGTCAGGAGGGGCCATAAAGACTCGTTTGTCGCCCTTCCAGAAAAATACGAAAGGCTGATCTATGTCCACGATTGGATTCTCCACGGCTAGAGCTTTTGAGTCGTTACCCGTTCGATTATCCATCGGGTGCATTAAAGCTTTCTGAATATCTGGAAGCACGCCCGCTTGCATCGTTTCCATTCCTTTTATTTTGCCCACGTTATAAATGTTATGAAGCTCAGTGCGTCCTATGCGCCAAAGTTTCCACTCCTCGCCTATGAAAAACTCACCTACGCTCTTGACCATACGGCCAACAGTCATGCCCGCACTCTCTTGCATCAATGACGCCATAGTTATGTCGCTAACAATTTGTGATCGAAGCGCACCAGAATATGCGTCTATGCTTGCCTCTTTTTGATTGAGTAAAAAGTTTGCTGTGTCTTCAGCTACGAGCTGCGCGTTTAGATTGATGGGAATTACCGCACCTCTAAATTCTTTTTCAAAAGCTTTTGTTTCAGAAATTAAATCTTCAACACCTTTTAGAGCAACATCGGGAGCAACTTCTTTTATGCCTTCTTTCAGAGCTTGATTCATTGCCGACATTCCCGCTTCTACCTGCATCAATACGCCACGCACTCGCTGCGCGGTAAATGATCCTTCGGGTAAAAACATCAATCTATCTTGCAATTCTCTGCGTGCTTCTTTGTAGCGGCGTAAAAGTTTTTTTGTTTCACTATCTTCGAGCTTCAACACTTGCTGAATATGTCTTTCGACAATTCCTAAAGCATCAACGTCTTCAAAGAATCCCATATTAAAATTTTAGTGTTTCTTGCACTGTCTTAATAGGTATTTTAACGGGTCTAGGTATTTTCTTAGAGCGCATGATGGCAAACTTCAAAGCCCTACCGAATTGACCAACACCAAGGCGATTGTAGTAGAGCGTGGAAACTCCCATACCAACAGCCGCGCCTATGGCCGCATTTTCCGCAACTTCTTGCTTGATATTGGAATTATCTTTCTGAATTTTAGATAGCCCTGCTTGTATAAGTGCTGTAGCCCCTATGGTACCTGCTGCTAGAATCGCATTCCTAGATTTAAACAACATCCTAGAACCGAATCTTTTTGCTGCAAGTTTACTTGCGAAATCTTTTGCTACTTGCTTCTCAAGTCCAAGTGTTAATTGCTCAGGAGTTTTCTTTATCGCCTTTGTGAGAGCAGATGCTAATCTAAAATCTCTTCTAGCTCTGATTCTTATCTCTGCCGATTTTGTAACAGCAAGCTTTGCTGCTTCCGCAGTACCTACAGCTAGAGCCAAGCCACCAGCAATCGCACCAAAACCCGCTTTTTTCTTCTCACTTACACGAATAGGAACTACCCGCCCGCGCACGCGACGAAATACATATTTATTTTTTTCTTTCACTTAGAAGTACCCGCCACCAAAAGGATTCAGTTGTGGTTGCTTAGCAATCTTCGCTAACTCTGCCTCAATGTCTTCTACTTTCATATCTTTCGCAAGCCATCTTGTCATAGTCTCACGAGAGAAAAGATTCGCGTTTGCTAACTGAATTGCAAGCGATGCCTTTTGCTGCAAGTCCTGCATTGTCATAGGGAACACAGGAGGCCATGCAAAAGTTATGTCCATGCTTGGCACAAAACCTTTAGGAATCTCAATAGGTATTTCAGCGCCTAGAGAATTGAAAACAATTAGCATCACGCCAACTTTGATATAAAGTTCTTTGATTGCTTTCTCTACGAATGGGCGCATCTCGTTTACAAGCTCAACCATCGGGCCGTGCAATACTTCCATTGCTTTACCCGATTGTGCATGTGTAGCCATTTTCTCAGGATCGAGGAAAACGATTCGTGATGCGTCTTGAGCGTACTGTTTTACATCTTTTCTAAACTCTTGAGCAATAGTCACGCCCGTCATAGAAGATTCTACGAAAGCTGCCTCTCCCTCGCGGCCTAAATCCCACGCTTTTGAAGCACTCTTTATCAGAGTTTCCACTGCGTCGGTATCCATGCCCTTGACCACTAGCTGCGGGTCTTGATTGTAACTCACAGCTTGAGAGCTTTGACTCATGCTGTACGAGAGTTCATCAATGTAAGGCATGATCTCCTCGTGCAATCCAAAACCATCGGGAGAATGTTGTTGATCTTTATTCCTAAACCAAACAGCTTGAACAAAACCTAAATTGTGTTCGATAACTTCCGAAGGCTCAAATTCAGGCTCAGTTTCAGCCATCGGATCGTACACAGGATTGTCGTAACTTGTTTCGGAGTATTCTCCAAGATCAAGTCTAAACCATCTGCGAAGCGGCTGACCTTTTTCGTCATATTCTCCTTCAGAGTAATAAACATATTGCACACGAACAAAACGTAAAGTTCCATCTTCGTTAAATTGTGGGTAGCAGTAGTTGGCACTGTAGTGCTCAAGCTTAACTGTCCCCTCAACTAAATAAAATCTAAGTAAGCACGCACCGATGCCAAGCATCTGACGTACAGGCTCAGCTAA